GCATATGTGTTAACATATACTTTCATTGCGTTGTTTAGTGTACCAACCATCTTAGTGTTAGTTGGAGCTTCAAACGCACCTTCTGTTGTACGAGCGAACGCTGAAGTAGTTGCTGACTGTAGAATTGTTAGCGCGAATGGCGAAACAACTGCCCAGTTACCAGCACCACGACGTGTACGCTGTGCAATCAAGTTTGATACTCTGTTGATTTGAACAGCTAGTGCAGCGTGTTCGTCACCAACGAAAGTAGCAGTACCTGAAACAGCAGCTTGGTCATAAGTTTCTGCTGCTGCACCTGCTAGTGATGTCAAAGAAGCAATAACTTCTTGATCGATCTCAGCGGTAATTTCTTGTGCTAGAGCAGCCATAATTTCTGCTTCAACATCAATACCATGCTGTGACTGCGCATCCTGAGCAGCCTCAAATGTCCAGCGAGCTGACAACTTACGTGTCTTAGCTTCGACTGTTTGCTTGAGGATTTGGATGCTTAGTTGATTTCCGCCTGCGCCTTCAAGTGCTGATGTAGCTGCTGCTTTGCCTGGATCTGTTTCAGTACCAGAGTAAGAAGTAGCAATTTTGAATGGGCTTAGAGCCTCTTCACCAGCAGTAGCACCGTTTGCGCCTGCGTTTACTGTGTCGCTATAGCGAACACGTAGAGTGTGGATTTGACCCACTGGACCAGTCATTGGTTGTACACCAACTAGTTCGTTTGCAATAACTGTTGGCATGACACGTCTGATAACTGGTAAAATAACTCTGTTTAGAGTTGCAACATTACCGGCAGAAGTAGCACCTGCACTAGCTGATTCTGACAAATACTTGCGAGTATTTTCTAAAGTAGCAGCCATTACAGACTTTTTATTGCCTTGAAGGCCTTCAAGAAGTGCTGTCTTCGTGTCCTGCCAGCGACTTTCTAGTAGTTCTGACATTTTAATCTCCTTAAATTATATTCCTGCTAAACGACGAATGTCTACTACGACATTGTCATCAGCGGATGAACTAACGTTAGTTTGTGACACTTCGTCACGGTTGCCTGTAATTTCTTTTGCCTCTGCCAATACTGCCTTCTGCTTCGCTGGACCTTTCCCGTCAATAACTGCCGGTAAGTACTTTTCAAATGCAGAGCGTAGCTTTGCGGTTTGAACTGATTCCAGTAAGTCTGTCATAATTTCCTTTTGCTCCTTCGATAAAGGGGACATAAGTTCATTAATTGTATCGTTGCGTTGAGCTGCTTCAATAATTTTTTGTTTTTCAGCTTCTTTACTCTCTGCAATTTCTTTTGCTTTTGTAGCAAATGCTTTTGCTTCTGCTAGTTGCTTGTCTTTTGCGTCAAGAACTTTCATTAGCTTTGCAGTTTCTGATTTTTCATTTAAATATGAAGTTCCATATTCTGCTGCAAATGCTTCAAATATTTTACGACCAAAGTCGTTTCTACGTGCTGAGTCAATATCTTCTTTAAGTGCTGTGATCTCTTTGGTAAGACCTTTTGCAACTGTTTCTGATACCGCTTTAGCACTTCTTTCGACAAAGTCTTTTTTGACTTTAGCGAAGTGTGTTTTAGCTTCACGTACTAAACGTACTTTTGTTTCTGCTAAATCTTTCTTATCTTCATAAAACTCTGCAATTTCATTTGATAGGGCTTCTACTACAAACTCTTCTAGCTTGGCATAGTTTTCAGCCATTGCTTTCTTGTCTGTACGTAGTTCAGAGATTTCTTTCTGTAATTGTTCAACTACAAATCCTTTTAATAGTTGTGCATTTTCACGTTGTGCAACAGCATATTTTGCTTTAGCTTCAGCTAGTTGCTTACGATCTTCTGCAAACTCGGCAATCTCATCTGCAAGACGCTCAGAAAGCATAGTGTCGATAGCTTCAACCATAGTTGACTTATCGTGCTCATACTTTTGTGCAAATTCTTCGCGAAGTTCAGCAACTGCTTGTTGCTTATTTTCTTGAATCTTTGCGTTCCAAGCCTCTTCAATATCAGCCCTGATTTCTTCTGAAACAACATTGTTTTCAAAGAGTGATTTCAGTGCGTCCAACATATTTTTTCTCCTAGTTTATTGGAGTTTGTTGATTATGTTAATCAACGATTCCTTAAGGTATTTCTGTGCCTTTTGATCTTCTCTGGTTGCCTGTGCAAGTTCGTAAGCCTTATATCCGCCACGAGCGTTCATAAGGTGCTCATAGATTGGTGTAGGATATGCACCAGGGGCGCTAGGCTGTGCTACAACGTCCACGGTGATTATTTCAAAATCAGATACTTCGTTATTTCCGTCTTCTGATACGTTACCAGAGCCCCTTGATGAAACACCTAGTTTTACACCTGCTTCTAACATAGTGCTAACTAGCTGTCCCATAGGGGTTGGTAAGATTTTTAGTTTGCCGTAACCATTTGGGCCATCCATCCACATTTCTGTAATCATATGGCTTACACGGTCTAAGTTAATGTTAAGTCCGTCTGGATGATCAACTTCTCCGAGAACACTATATCCTCCGCTTATTTGATCATTGAGAGTTTTGACAGCCCTGCCTATTTCATTTACAGGATACACTCGCTGATTTGCGTTGCGAACACCGCCTTGTATGCAAATACCTTTCATAAAAAGATCTTTGCCGTCGTTAGCAGATTCAGTTACAATCTGTGCTTGGTCGAATGTCAAATGCTCTCGTAAGTTTATCATTCAAACTTCCTTATTGGCCGATAACGCTTTTAGTGCCGTTAGTGCCTGTTTCGCCTGAGCCTTTTTTCTCTGCTCCGTGGCCTTTTGGTTGTGCTTTCATTGACTTAGAAGCTTTACCGCCTGGAACATTTACGTTACCTGCGTTGTCTTCTTTTGCAGAATCAGCTGAACCACCTTTTTCATCAGCGCCTTGTGCAATATTACTTGCTGTGCCGCCCATGTCGTTAGCACTTGCAACAGTTGACTTAGTGTTAGCACCGTTGTCACCCATTGTAGCACTTACTTTTTCAACATACTCGCGCATTTGCTCGCCTGCTGTTTGTGGTGCTTTTGTTTCTTCAACTTCTTCATCAGATGCTTCTTCAACTTCTTCATCAGATGCTTCTTCAACTTCTTCATCAGATGCTTCTTCTACAGCTTCATCTGTGTCTTCTTCAGCTTCACCAAAGTTAAAGGCTTCGTTTTCATCTTCGTCGCCTTCATCGTCGCCCATATCCATGTCAGCGTCATCGTCGCCTTCATCACCAGCCATCATTTTTTCAAATTCAGCTTGTAGTTCTTCTAGGGCATCTTCTAGGTCTTCAACGCGATCTTCCATATCGCCTTCTTCACCTTCATCTTCTTCGTCATCATCGCCGCCTTCTAGGTCAGCCATCATGTCGTCAGCTGCATCACCACCCATGTCGTCCATTGGGTCAGCTTCAACTTCAAATTCGTCTAGATCAAAGTTTTCGTCAACTTCTTCGTCGTCTGATTCGTCAACTTCTTCGTCAGTTGCTTCATCTACTTCGTCGTCTGACTCATCTACTTCTTCGTCAGTTGCTTCATCTACTTCGTCGTCTGCTTCTTCAGCTAGTAGTGATTCATAAATATCTCTTGATTTTTCTACCACAATCTCGTGGAATAGCTCTTCAGCACCTTCTCTA